ATCAGCTAGTACCACTATGCACATTTAACCTCTATGCCTGAGGGTTCCACTGATCTCATCCCTACACCGTGTTATCATCCAATTCGGTGATAACTATATCGATATTACGATTAGAAGGATAAGTACCACCGGTAAAGGTGACAACGGTAGGCGCATTTACGTCTGGTATACTGACGATCAATGAGTACATAAACTCCCCTGACGAAACAGCGTTGCTAGGAGCTATAGCTCTGTTGACAGCGCCATTCGCCCAAGAGGAGAGTACTGTGCCATTGGTTATGCCTAATGTGGGTCCTACACATGCGGCGGCAGTGCCACCCATGTATATCACACCCAAGTACTTCCCACGGCAAGTAGCGGGGAAGGTGATGGTTGTGGCTGTGATTGTAACGTCTAACGAGAGAGGCTGGACAGAAATACCGACAGTACCGAAAATATTTCCAGTGCCGCTAGGTTCAGATCGGTAGGCCTTATATGTAGCGAGTACACCGCCAGTTGGAGCCACTTGTGGCTTGCGGAACTCAACTTCATAGCTGACCCATAATTCTCCCACTATATTTGATGCTTGTGAACCTTGCGTAGCTACCACTAGCTTAGCAAGATCAAACATCTTTTGGTCCCCAGTAAAGGTATTGCCACGAACATATTGAATGGAGATAGGGTTTTCCTTAGGATCACATTCAATAGGAAGTAGCATATCCTCACTAGTTCTGCATGATGCGCTCCACATATCGTTGAGAAGCTCCTGCTTGCTTTGGAAAGCTGGTGCATCAGCTCGATAGCGAGCTGCCATCATGACAACCCCCATTGCGGTATTCGTGCCACTGACCAAAGCCGTTGCACCTGAGCTCTTAAACTCAAACACAAGACCACGGAAGCGGTATTGCTGGAATGCCGAAGCAATGGTACTCAAGTAGGGGAATAATCCAGAGTTGCCAGGATTGACGTCATAAGTGTATGCAGTGAAAGCCGATGAGCTGGTGATCTCAGAAATGTATTCACGATGCCTGAAAACAATGGACTCATCAGTAGAGTGCATAAAAGGGACTTGACTGCCAGTCTTAGAGTCCCAAAGTGAATTCTTCTGGAGTGTGTAAGCACCCAGTCCGAAAAACTTCGAGACTCCATTCCCGGCTGCCATGCCAAGATTGCCTAGCCACGACTGGTTGGGATTGTACCCATTCAACGTGGTTTTGGCGAGCTGCTTTGCGACCTCATTCGCCACCTGTTTAGTGGACATTTGGCGAACCTGGACGCGGTTATTTGTATTTTTGGTGTTATTCTTTTTCTTTGCCATTAGTATTGGATGCCACATGGCTATGGGACTGTACATCATGTGAACACGCTCTACCCGTGCAGTCTCTTGGCATTTGGTTTAGCTCTCTCGATTTGGGCTATTACATCACATGACCCAATAGACCCCAATTAAATTGGGGTCCTGCTCGGTGTAGTTGGTATAAATATGCTTTTCCTGCCGGCACAGGGAGCATATGTCAAGTTAGAGGAGCGGTAATACTCCTCAACGTCACGCTGTGTGTCAGGAGTGACGCCGAAAGCTAGCCAGAATGAAAGCCTGGCCTGATCAGTTACTTCGACTGGTCCATGTTTTTCACATTTCCCGACCATTCTAAAGAATCCTGATTCAAAAACAGGGTCTTTCAATAGACGTTTAGAGTTACTGGATGTGCCATTCCTAATTAAGCTTAAGTAAAACTCTTGCATAATTGGGACGCCATAAGTCAAGGACAGTCCACCTTGACCTACGACATAGAGCCACCTCTTAAAGAGTGACATTGTGACCATTGGTTTGGCACAAATTATGTCCTTAGAGAGGGCTGGGCCTATTTGTCTGGTCATCCTGTAACCATTATGAGCAAAAACAGGTTGCATTTGGCAAAACTCAATCTGCTCAAACTCATAAACAGGCTTCTCCACCTTCATGGTGAAGCCGTAATCTAAGAAATATCCCGGGATAGCATCCATTAACTTTTGTTCATACTTTTTCTCTGTGATTATGACTGAGTCATCACCATTATTGACAAGAGAGAAAGGTATGCAAAGTCTAGTGCACAACTTGTGGACCATAACACAGTTGATAATTACATTGCCTAAAGCAGTGTTAATACATCCGCTGGTTCTAGTTCCAACAAGAGTGTACTTGATGGTGCCATCCTTGCATCTGGCAAAACATTTGGTCTTCAATTGCCACCGTAAGATACGCTTCAAGTACTTTGACTTGATGATACTGTTGTAGATGGAGTGTTCAAACTCCAACCATGGAACAGAAACATGTTGGTCAAATCTCTTAGCATCTATACCAATAGCAACTGGAGTGCCAAACCTAGACCATTTACAATGTAAGTGATATCCCATTGCAAATGGGTCAAGCCCTTTAAAAACAGTAGTTTCACCAAATAACTGGTCAATGCGTTTTATAAGGGGTTTTTCCAGAGGTTTTATATGTCTTCCGGTCTCGACTAAATATCGCCTAATCGTAGGAGAGATCACACGTTGTATCGCATTTGGCTTGGCTGTGAAGTTAGTCTTCTCAACCTTTCCAAATACCTCAACATATGAATCCTTACGAGTTAGAGGTGTCAACATCAAACTATCTGCCGCGATATTATTCATCTTTCTTCTTCGCCCATCATACAAAGCAGCAAATTCATGTGGTTCGAGGATGGGGGGAGAACATATATTTGATAAGTAATAGCGATAGTACTCATAGTCGTTACCAATGTTGACACCCTCTCTTGGACTGGGAGGGGAGCGGAACGTCCCAGGGGTGAACTCAACGTAGAACACACGTTGAAGTATACCCTCCAAGAGATTGGCGACCGTGGGACGGTGGAACCCATAATCGTAGAGGGGTCCCATCCCACTAATAGCGGTGCACTTCCTAGGGTGCACCATCATCCCTGTACGCTTCACCTTCAGGGTCGGATGAGTCAGCCCTGAAGCCTTGGTATCCCTGATGGTGGGTGTGTACAGGCACCCTCAGTCAAGTACGGCCGGGTTCTTCAGCTCTCGCTTAAAGAATCCAAACCAACTTGTCTGAGAAGTGAGCTCACGACGTGCCTTGGCGACTACCCTGGTGTTCTCAAGATAGGCGAGTTTCAGTTGTTGACAATTAGGGAGCCAATACATTGTAGTAATCCAATCAACATGGTCATAAATGTCGTGTTCTCGTAGCCCTCTATTTCTAAGATATCTCACTACGAAAGTACGTACGACACGTTGATTGGCAACGGTTCTACTGAGGTCATGACCAAATTCGTTGCACACCGTCATCCACATATATTTGCGGAATCTAGTGCCTTGCTTGGTCCTCACACGGCTAGGATAAGGGTCAGCATTGGGATCAGGCGGACCTGGTACCCAGTTATCCTTATCAACCGGTTGATGCTCCCAGAAAGAACCTAGGGACAAATTATCGGCTTCGTCATTGTGATAAAGTGAGTCAAGTAACTCCTTTGCCTCCCTCTCGTACTTATCATACACGATGGGCCGAGTCACAAGGTATACCACTAACAATACCACTACAACAGAAAATAGCACGAGTTGTGTGCCTGGCTTATCCAGGTCTCTCGTGATTGCGAAATACGACGG